CACTCTTGCCCTACAGAAAGGTCTTTATGACTGGGCATTGGCACAGCAATCACAAAGATTTGCTGATAGACAAACTCTAAATGCTGAGTTATTCAGTGTTTGGAAGAGTCAAGTTGATGCTGACTTTGGTCTATACAAGAGCACAAGAGATGGATTTGATGTATTGAGTGCTAAGCAAAATGCTGATGCTTTCAATCTATACAAGTCACAGAGAGATGCTGATGATTCTATCAGACAAGAACTGTCTGACTTGAAGGCACAAGTAGCTATTAATGCTGCTATAAGACCATATCAGGACAAGCTTATCCAATGTGAGATTGACAAGGCATTCACTGCTGGTATCAAATCTTGCCCTTTCTTTTTATGTATAAGATAAATGTTTTTCTTATACTATTATAAGAGCATTCTTTATGTACTTGCGTAAGTCTGAAATTGTGCATATCTTTGCATTGTTTTAATAAACAAGAAGTAGAAGATATGGAAGAAGAACTAAGTTTAGATAACATCTTAGGAGCAGATGAAATAGAGAATCTGTTTGTAGATGATGAAGAGACACAGGAGACTCCACCTGCCAATGAGGAGACCTCTGAAAAAGAGGATAAAGACAAGAACAAAGAAGAAACTACTGAGGTTGTTGATGTAGATACTTTATTTACTGAAGAACCAGAGAGCGTAGGTAGTGGAAAAGAGGATAATAAGGAAAAGGAAGGTACTGAATCTGACAAGGATAAAGGTACTTCTCCCAAAAACAACTTCTACTCTTCCATTGCCAAAGCCTTGAAAGAAGAAGGTATCTTCCCAGACCTTGATGATGAGACTGCTGATAAGATTAAAGCACCTGAGGACTTTGCTGAGGCTGTTGAGAAACAGATTCAAGCAAGATTTGATGAGAGACAGAAGAGAATTGATGAGGCATTGAATGCTGGTATTGAGCCTTCTGAGATAAAAAGATATGAGAATACACTCAGCTATCTTAACTCTCTTCAAGACAGTGCAATCTCTGATGAGACTGACAAGGGTGAGAAATTGAGACAGCAACTCATTTTCCAAGATTTCATTAACAGAGGTTATAGTAAGGAAAGAGCACAAAGAGAAGTGCAGAAGTCCTTTAACTCTGGTACTGATATAGAAGATGCTAAAGAGGCTTTAGCAAGTAATAAGGAGTTCTTCCAAAATGAGTATGATAATCTTGTTAAGGAAGCTCAAGAAGAGGAGAAAAGAGAAGCTCAGGAAAGAAAAGAGCAGGCAGAGAAATTAAAGAAATCTATCCTTGAGGACACTAAAGTATTTGGAGATATTCAAGTAGACAAAGCCACAAGACAGAAAGTATTTGATAATATCAGTAAGCCTGTTTACAAAGACCCCGAAACAGGAGAATTATTCACAGCCATACAAAAGTATGAGATGGAGAATAGAACTGAGTTCCTCAAGAATGTAGGCTTGCTTTTCACACTGACTGATGGCTTTAAGAATCTTGATGGTCTGGTTAAAGGCAAGGTAAGAAAAGAAGTAAAGAAAGGTCTTAGGGAATTAGAGCATACTCTCAACAATACATCAAGAACCTCAGATGGAAATTTGAAGTTTGCAAGTGGAGTTGAGGATGACCCAGAATCTTTCATTGGAAAAGGTTGGGACCTTGATGTCTAAACATATTAAATAACTGATAAATAATTAAAGATTTATGGCTGGAAAGTTAGGTAAATTTCAAATGGTAGGCTTCCAACACTGGAAGGGACTTACTAAGGAGAATCACTTGGGTTCTATCTTTCAGTTAGCTCCACAGAAGGCTACAAACCTAATGGTTCAATTGCTTGCCTATTACAGAGGAAAGACCCTTGATACATTCCTGAATCAATTCCCTACAAGAGAATTTGAGGATGATAATGAGTATTACTGGGATGTAATTGGCTCTTCAAGAAGAAACATTCCTCTTGTGGAGGCAAGAAATGAAAATGGCACTGTTGTTACTGCAAGTAGTGGTAATGTTGGTGTAGGAACTACTCCTTTCTATCTTGTATTCCCTGAAGATTGGTTTGCTGATGGTGAGGTAATTGTAGGTCACTTGAATCAGGTATATCCTTTCAGAATCCTTGGTGATGCAAGAATGGAAGGAACTAATGCTGTCTACAAGGTAGAGCTGATGGGTGGTAATACCACAGGTTGCCCTGCTGAGAGATTACTTGCAGGTGAAAGATTCTCTGTAGACTTTGCTCCTGTAGAGAAGGAACTATCAAGAAAGGTTGGTGATGTAAGATTCACAAGCCCTGTTTCTATGAGAAATGAGTGGTCTACAATTAGAATCCAACATAAAGTTCCGGGTTCTATGCTTAATAAGAAGTTGGCTGTAGGTGTGCCTATTACTAAGGCTACTGAAAGTGGCAAGCTTGTTAAGTCTGTAGCTACAATGTGGATGCACAATGTAGACTGGGAAGTAGAGCAGCAATTCTCTGAATATAAGAACAATGCACTTGCATTTGGTACTTCTAACAGAAATGCTAATGGTGAGTACATGAACTTTGGCAAGTCAGGTAATGTAATCAAGACTGGTGCTGGTCTATTTGAGCAAATGGAAGTAGCCAACACTATGTATTACAATACATTCTCACTGAAGTTGCTTGAGGATGCACTGTATGAGCTATCTGCTGCTAAGTTGGACTTTGGTGATAGATACTTCTTAATCAAGACAGGTGAAAGAGGTGCTATTCAGTTCCACAAGGCTGTACTGAATGTAGTATCAGGTTGGACTCAATTTGTACTTGACAACAGTTCAATTGGTGTAATTGAGAAGACACAATCAAGACTTCACTCTAACTCTCTATCTGCTGGATTCCAGTTTGTAGAGTATAAAGCACCTAATGGTGTAAGAGTTAAGATTGATGTAGACCCATTCTATGATGACCCAGTAAGAAATAAAATCCTTCACCCACTTGGTGGTGTGGCTATGTCTTACAGATATGATATTATGTACATTGGTACTATGGACCAACCTAATATCTTCAAGTGTAAGATTAAGGGTGATACTGAATACAGAGGTTATCAGTGGGGTCTGAGAAACCCATTCACAGGACAAAAGGGTAATCCTTATATGTCATTTGATGAGGACTCAGCAGTTATTCACAGAATGGCTACACTTGGTATCTGTGTTCTTGACCCAACAAGAACTATGTCACTAATCCCTGCTGTACTACAGGGCTAATGATACAAGGGGAGGAAAGGTAATCTTCCCTCCCCATTTTTACTATCATGGAGATTTGGAAAGATATTAAAGGTTTTGAAGGTAAGTATGAAATTAGTAATCTTGGTAGGATTAGAAGTCTATCAAGGTTTAAGGTAGGTAAATCTAATTCCTCATTTATAACAAAAGAGAGAATATTATCTCTTAGCTTTAATAAAGATGGCTATAAGAAATGTTCTCTTCACAAGAATGGTAAGAGATTTACATACCAAGTTCATAGATTAGTTGCAGAAGCATTTATTCCAAATATAAGTAACTTACCTCAAGTAAATCATAAAGATTGGGACAGAACCAATAACAGAGTAGAAAATCTTGAATGGTGTACTTACAAGTATAACTCAGAAAATAGGAGGATAAAATCCAATAAATCTTTCACTGATTATGGGATAACTCAATATGATTTTCAAGGTAGATATGTAAACACCTATGATAGTATAAACTCTGCCTCATTATATACAGATATAATACCTTATCGTATCAAGTTGTGTGCAGATGGTATTATTAATCAAGCAGGCGGATATATTTGGAAGTATGTAAAATAAAGGAGAAGATATGGCAAAAGAAAAAATGGAAGAGAAAGTAGATTACACAGCTCCTGACTTTGATATTGATGAAACCCCAATGCAGGAGATGCCTCTACAAGAAGTACCAAAAGAAGAAGTAAAAACAAGACCCTCAAAGCCAGCTAAGAAGGCTGTGTCAGTAGAAGATGATACCCTTGTAAGCTGTTTGAGAAATGAAAGAGTGATTGTAAGACATATTCCAAAGGAAGGTGGCATGGTTACTAACCCTAAACACATTCTATTTGGAGGCATGGCTGAGAATGCCACAAGAACTTTTGTAGTTCCAAGACTATCCTCAGGTATGTTTGTTAATGTCCTTACAGACAAAGAGAAGGCTTTCCTTGAGGAAGTGATGGGCTTAGAGTACAATGCTCTTAGCATTTATAAGAAGGTTGATAACTTCTGGGATGATAGTAATGAGAATGGTATCTCAAGAGTGAGATTGACTAAGCAAGACAATTATCTTAACCTTGCTGACCCAGAGGATTACATCAGATACAAGATACTATTGGCAAATAAGGATTTTATTGCTCCTTCACTGCAAGCATTACAGGATAATCCTAAGGCTACTTATCAATTTGTCATCATATCAGAAGGTGAAGAGACCAAGACAGCTAAGGATAATATGAGCACCACAATGAGATGCTATAAGGAGTTTGGTAAGATTGAGAATGATATTGATACTCTAAGAGTAATAATTGAGTCTATTGATGGAAGACCTACTTCTCCTTCAGCTAAACTTGAGTTCTTGCAGACAAAGATTAATAACCTTATCCAAGCTGACAGCAAGATATTCTTGAGAGTAATCACAGACCCTCTTTTGAGTACTAAGGTTCTTATCAAGAAGAGCATTGAATTAGGTCTAATCTCAAATAGAGGTAATTACCTATATCTGAGAAGTGATAACTCTCCTCTATGTGAGGCTAATGAAGAGCCAACATTAAATATAGCTGCTAAGTACCTTAATGCTCCAAAACACCAAGACATTAAGTTTGCTTTGGAAGCTAACCTAAAATAAGAGAATATGACAACACAGGAATTTTCAAATGAATTTGATGTTCTGTACAATAATATAATGAGCAATCAAGCTCCGGGTCTTGATGAGTATGAAAAGTCAGTCTTTCTTACAAAAGCCCAAAGTGAGATATTGAAAAACTACTTCAATCCAAAGGGCAATAAATACCAAGAAGGATTTGATGATAGTGAGAAAAGACAGATAGACTTTTCTACTCTCATTAAGACAGTGAAGCCAGCTACTTATGTAGGCAGCTCTTATGTTAAGTTTGATGACAGAAGTCAGTTATTTCAAATGCCAAGTGATATTCTGTTTGTGTTGAATGAGACTGCTCTTAATACTGTTAATGGAGTAAACAGGTTAATAAATATAGTTCCTATTAACTTTGATGAGTATTCAAGGATAATGTCAAAACCATATAAGCAGCCCTTGAAGAATCAAGGCTGGAGATTATTCCAATCTACTGGTGGTGTAGACTTTATTTCAGATATAATTGTCAAGACAGGCAGTACTCTTACTGATTATAAAGTAAGATATGTAAGGAGACCTAAGCCAATTATATTGACTAATCTTGCAGATACTTATTCAAATGTAAGTATTGAAGGATTGGCTACTGTTACAGAATGTGAGTTAGACCCAATTCTTCATCCAGAGATACTACAGAGAGCAGTGGAACTTGCTAAGGCAGCATATACTGGTGATATAAAGAACATAGTAGAACTTGGTCAAAGAAGTGAATAATGACAACTGAAGAATTTTCTAATGAGTTTGACACTTTACTGAACAGTTATTCAGTAATTGATAAGTTTGGTAAAGGAGAAAATCCCTCTACTATTGAACTTGATGAATATGAGAAGTCAGTGTTCTTGACAAAGGCACAGGAGGAAATAGTCATTGACCTTTATAGTGGTAAGAATCCACTTGGAGACTCATTTGAGAAGACTGAGGAAGTCAGAAGATACTTGAGTGATTTGATTAAGACTTATACTACTACTGAAAAGAAAACAGGTTATGTAGGACTATCCAAGACTTCTATATTCTTTGAACTACCTGAAGACTTATGGTTCATCACTTATGAGTCTGCTGGTCTTGAAGATAGTAGATTAGGATGTATGAATGGAGAGGAAATATCAGTGATACCTATTTCACAAGATGACTATTTCAGAATATCTGGTAATCCTTTCAGAGGCTCAAATAAGAGAAGAGCATTGAGATTGGACAATGGTAATGGGATAGTAGAAATAGTATCAGAGTATAATATAGACAGGTATCTTGTGAGATACATTGCAAGACCTGACCCTATTATACTGACTGATTTACCTGATAACTTATCTATTAATAAGGTAAGTGAGAAAACAGAATGTAAATTGAATCCTGTAATACACAGGGCAATACTTGAAAAGGCAGTCAAATTGGCTATCCTCAGTAAAGCTCCAAGTGCAGGTAGTAACAAATAATTGTATAATTTAATATTAAATTAAAATGGCAACATTTAGTACAAATCAAGTAAGACAGCTTTATGTAGCAGAAGCATTAAAAAATACTAATGTGATTGCAACTGATGCAGCAGGCTCTATTGCAGTAAAGGCTGATACAGCTAAGACTCATCTGTACTTTGAGTATATGGGTGCTGGTGGCATGACAAGAAGTGATTTGATTGACATCAAGAACATCTTGTATGCAAAGGCAACTGATGCTGATGATTTGGCACATGACTTAGCTAAGTACAAGCTAACTCTTGATGCAAGTGTCAATGGTGGGACTCCTGCAGCAGGTCAAGATTACATCTTGAGAATTGCTTTTAGAAACTACATTGGCTTGTCAGAGGAAGACCAATACTTCAAGTATGGTATGGTTCATGCAGTTGCAGGTATGACTGCTTCAGATTTCTACAAGACTCTTGCTCTGTCTTTAGTAAAGAACTTCAGCAGAGAAGAGGAAGGACTATTGAAGTTCTATCTTGAAACAGGAGGTACTAATGCAGGTACTGTAGCAGGTACACCTACAGAAGTAACTAAGGATACTAAGGAAAGTGCTTTGACTGGTACTTATACTGGTATTGTAATTGAGGAAGCACCTCAAAAGTGGGTTCTTGGTGTAATGGAACAGACTACTGTGAATTTTACACTACAGCCTGACACAATCACTGCTAATGGTGATGAGAGAATTTGGGGTGTTGTAAAACAAGTTGCTTCTACAAGTAGCATTCCTGATGGTCACAAGATTGCAGACCTTGAGTACTTCTGCATGGGTGAAAGAGGTGATGTTTATAGAATGGTAGGATTCCCTCATGTAATCAGAACCAAGTATCTTGTTAATCCTGATAACAAATACAATGTTATTGATATTCATTATGCCTATGTAGGTCCTAATGAGTCAGTTCAGAAGTCAGAGAAGGATATTACTATTGTAGTTCCTAAGATTGGTGCTAATAATCAAACAAGCAACAAGCTGGCTAATGATATTATTTCAGCAATCAACACTGCTACTGGTCTATCAATTAAAGCATTGGATGCTTCTGCTGGTGACTAAAGATAAAACCAATGAAGGGAGACCTATAAAGTCTCCCTTTTATTTTATAAATAAGATACTATGGTACAATTTAATGAGTTAAGAATCAATCCTGAAGGCAATAAGCTTATAATTGATGTATCTGTAAAGGACTCTGTGTACTATGAAAATGTGTACATTGATACTATATCAATAGACACTCAGGATACTTTTATTGATAGTGGTCCAAGTAGTAATGTAGCATATACAAACACACTTGCAGGAAATAATAAGTCTGTAAGATTAGAACTTGGCATAGGAGACCTATTACCATCTCTTCTTGACAACATGTTCTTTGTATGGGTTAAAACAAAGGGTACACCTGCTATAAGTACACCTTGTGGTGAAGATAATATACTAACCCTTGGGGTTGTGATAGCACTATATCCTTTGTACCAACAAGCCTTTGGTTATATCAAGGAATTGGAAAAAGAGTGTGCCACTCCTAAAGGATTTATCAATTTCATACTACAGTTAAAGGCACTTCAGCTTGCAGTTAGAACAGGTCATTATACCCAAGCAATAAAGTATTGGGAGAAGTTCTTCAGAGGTCTTAAAAAGGATGTGGTAACAAATAAATGTGGTTGTTATGGAGGAATTGGTTAATACATCACTTGAAAGGTATTTCAATGCCTTGTCAAAGTTTGGATATAAGAGTTATGCAGATGTTGATAGACTTCTAATGCTTATATTCATACAAGAGCTATTGGATAGTGACTGCAAGTCATTTATAACTGAAGAGGAGTATATGACCATTCATAAGTCACTATATTGTCTATATGGTTCTACTTGCTTAATACCTTATCCAGAGTATATATCAAATGCTTCTGTAACCTGTAGTGGTAGAACTGTATAACAATTAAACTAATACTACTGACAGAAAAATAGTAAAATCCTTGCTGCTTAGATATATTTTGCTTATCTTTGCAGTGAGGATTTTTAGTTATAACTAATAGTAAAGATATGAGCACATATAAAGAATTAACCTATATGGTACTTGATGAGTTGAAACTGTCATCTGATGATGCACAATTCACTGAAGACCATGTAATGTTTCTACTAAATAAGTACAGAACTTTCCTATTGAAGCAGAGGTACTCAGATATTAAGAAGCAGATACCTGAGAGTAATTATCAGACTATTTGCCTTGACCTTATACAAGTACCTGCCATATCAGGAGAACCTTGTGAGGGGGGTACATACCTAAGAAGTAAGGAGAAGATTCCATTCTTAATGCAGATAGGTACTCCAAGAGTATATCCTCTTGACTACTATCAAGGGGAAATTACCTATGTAAGTAGAGATAGGATGAGATATGTAGGTTACAATAAGTTCCTACAGAACATAATATATTGTTCAATAGGACCTGATAATTACCTGTATTTCAAATCATTCAATCCCCAATATCTGTATCTTGAAAAAGTCAAGTTCACAGGTATATTCCAAGACTCCATGCAGGCATCTGATTTACAATGCCCAGATGATAATGGTGAGACTATATGTGACCCTGTAGACAGGACATTTCCTATTGAGGATGCACTGGTTCCACCATTAATTGAACTTGTAGTAAAGGAGCTTGCTGGACCAGTTTATAATCCTGATGATGAGGAAAATAATGCTAAAGATGATTTGGTAAATAAGCTGACAAGGAAATAATGAAATATGGGAGAAGTAAAACATTGTCAGGAAGAGTTAGATAAAGGGTTCTTAGGATTCATTAATTCTATTAAGAGGGTTAATGAACCAAGAACACATAAAGTGAAGAACTCTTATGGAGTTTATGATGGTTTTAAGTACTATAGAAAGAATAGACCTAAAGAGCATAAGTATGTACTTACTGAGTCACAATACTTCTCTATTATTAGAAGAGTAAATGAATTGCTTGGTGAAGCATTAATAAATGGAGAAGATATTACTTTGCCACATAGACTGGGTAGACTTGAGATAAGAAAATATGAAGCAAGGATAACTACAGATGGTAAGAAAGTCAGAACTAATTTACCCATTGATTGGGATAGGACTCTCAAGCTCTGGTATGAAGACGAGGAATCCTATAAGAATAAAACACTCATTAAAGTCGAGGAGAAAGAAATATATAAGGTCTACTACAATAGAAATGTAGCAGAATTTACTAATAAGACTTTCTATCAATTTGATGTTAATAGAGAGTTAAAGAGAAGATTAAAACAGAATATTAAAGAAGGAAAGTTAGATGCTTTCACAATATAAACTATTTAGATATGGCAGAGCAATATACAAATGTAAGACTTATCTTAGATAAGATAATGAGACATCCTCTTATGCAGGATATATCTCTTGAGACTGCTATTGACTATACTGTAGATTTCATGAGGATAGTAGGTGTTCCTAATATGTTCATGGAGAAAACAGAAATAGTAGAAGTTGAAAAGTATAGAGCTATGCTTCCTTGTGACTATTATCAAATGATTCAAGTTAGAAAAGCAGGTGGACCAGCCTTCAGATACTCTTCAGATTCATTTCATATGAGTGAATGTAAGGGTAATTATGGCAGAGAACTTGCTGATTTGACATATAAGATTCAAGGTAATATGATATACACTTCTATTGAGAAAGGAGAAATTGAGCTATCCTATGAGGCTATTGCTACAGACTCAGAAGGTTTTCCTCTTCTTCCTGACAATAGTAGTTTCACAAGAGCATTGGAGCTGTATATTAAGAAACAGTGGTTCACAATACTGTTTGATTTAGGAAAGATAAATTCTGCTGTATTACAGAATGTACAACAGGAATATGCTTGGGCAGTTGGTGATTGCCAGACTGAGTTCAATAGATTATCTATTGATAAGGCAGAGTCATTCTATAATTCATGGAGGACTTTATTGCTTAGAGATACTGAACATAGAACAGGGTTCAGAAACAATGGTACAAAGGAAAGATTAAAACTACAATAAACTATGCAGAAGCAAATTCAATTCAAAATAAAAGGAATGCAGAGAGACTTGAGTGCCTCAGCATTTAATCCTGAATATGCCTATGAAAATAAGAATATTAGGATTATGCCTACTGATGAGAGTACTCTGCTTAGTATGGTGAATGAAAAAGGTAATAGGCTTGCAAATATAAGTGGTATTGGCGACTCTTTAAAGGGAACACCCATAGGACAGGCTTTAATAGATGATGAACTTATTATTTTCACTGCTGGGGATAGTAGTGCAAGAACAGTAGATAATATCACTCCAACCATTGAGACAGTTGATGACATTATAAGTGAAGAGCTTACTCTTGATATAGACAGTGATATAGAGGATAGAATATACAAACTATGGTTTGATGGTACTACTCTAACTGGTACAAGATTATATAGAGGTCAGCTTGATTTTGATTACAGACATCCCATTGAAACCATATCTTTTTATGAGAACCAAGAAATAAAGAAGATATATTGGACAGATGGTCTTAATCAGCCAAGAGTCATTAATGTTGCAGCAGCTTCAGATGTAATTAGTAGATGGAATGATAATTCATTTAACTTTACAAGAAGACTAAAGCTGCAAGAGACTATTACAATAGATAGAAATGTTGTGGCAAATGGTACATTCAGTCCGGGAGTTATACAATATGCTTTCACTTACTTTGATAAGTATGGTCAGGAAAGTAATATATTCTATGTGTCCCCACTATATTATATATCATATAATAACAGAGGAGCTAATCAAGAGGATAAAGTAGGTAATAGCTTCACAATCAAAGTACTGAATGCTGATGAAAACTTTGACTATGTAAGAATATATTCTATCCATAGAACAAGTATTGATGGAGTTCCTACAGTGAAAAGAGTTATTGACATTGCTCCTGTCTTCTCTGATAATGCTACAAGCTCTTATAGCTACACAAGAACTGTGTCTCTTGAAGATATTACAGTTAGACAGCTTATTACTGGTAAGTATGTAAATCTATCTGATATTACTCCTACTTCTACAAGTGAAACATATAAGTCATGGACTTTACCAAAGGAAACTTATAATGCTATAAGATTTGCTGGAAGTCAGGACTGGGTAGAATTCACTAACAAGGGAGCAGTAGCCAGATATTATATCAATGATAACTCTTTGCAAGTTGCTGCCTCTTCTGATAATTTAGTACTTCATATATACACTGCTCAATGTAGTTACACTGACAGTGGTTCTACAGGAGACTCTATAGACCCTACTGAACTATTGTATATTGGAGGGGAGGAGGTTATATTTGGTACAATGGCTCAAAAGGATAATACACTATTTTTAGGTGATATTACTCTAAAGAGAAAGATTATAGATTCTACAGTAAGGGATTATTTCAAGGGTAAGAGTATAACTTTCACAGCAACTTCTTATGATAATAAAAGTATAGAATCACCTGAACCTGTTGGATACTATCCATACATTAACCAGTTGAGTATGAACTCCTATCAATTCAAGACATTCAAGTACCTTGAAACTTATAGATTAGGAGTACAATTTCAGCACTATACAGGTAAATGGTCAGAGCCTATATGGATTAATGATGTAAGGAATACACAACATATACAAACCCAATACACATCTAAAAGTAAAGTATGGCTACCAACAGCAGTATTCTCAATATCAGACTTGTCTATAATCAATAGATTAATATCTCAAGGATATATTAGAGTTAGACCTGTTGTAGTATATCCATCTTTGACAGATAGAGAATGTATATGTCAAGGTATTTTATGCCCTACTGTATTTAATGTAGGTGATAGATATGGCAATTCTCCATTTGCACAATCATCATGGTTTACAAGACCAAATGCACCATTTGATGAATATAAGGCATTCCACTATAATCAAAGTTCAAGTGGAGATTGGGGTAGTGACTGGAATGATAGAGAAGAAGGTCTCTTTAATTACACCATTAATTCAAGAGCTGGTGTAATGTCTAATAATAGAGTACTTCTTACTATTGATGGTAGTGAGCAGAAAAATATGGATGTGGTTAATAGAGGAGCTTGGGCTGAATTTAGACACATGTATCCAATACCTTCTAATAATAATAGAAATGCTGAAATACAATGTATCTGGAATCCACCTTCAAGACCTACAGTCAGTAAGGATGCTTCAGACTCTGATGTTGCAGGATGGGTTTCTCAAAACTCAGAGAACTTCTATGTAGACCAATCAATAGTGACATTACACTCTCCTGATATAGAGTTTGATGATAATGTTAGAAGTATAGATACCTCAGGCTTAAAATTAAGAATTGTTGGTATAGTTCCTGTAACAGCATTTTATGGTGATATAGATATACAAACTTCTACACCACCTAATAACTATTATGATAGTAGTGAGGTGGCTCCGGGTTTTTATAAAGAGCCTATAAATGCAGAGAATATATCAAGATTTGGATGGAAGAGTCTATGCTCTGGTGCATTCTGGTTTGATGAAATATCAGATTATAAAAAGGATACAGGCAATACCCATAAATATACCACAGGGTTTGTAGTATATCCATTCCATAGAAATGGCTCATTGAATAATAAAAAATGGGCTACTGATGGATATAGACCAGCTATGTTGGACAAGAAGAAAATATCTAATACAAGATATTCTTATAACTCATTATACTTTGAGCCAAATCAAATTTGGAAAGCTTATGCGGAGAATCATCCAACACTTACTGGAATATCTGGAATAGTAATTTTTGATTCTGATGAGGTGTCTCTTGTTAGAGTACCTGCTCCTAAGAACTCAGGGCTTCCTGATATTAATTACTATGGTAATGTGGATAAGGTACTTAATATATCAAGAATTGGTGATAAGAAGGAAGGCTATCCTATAATGACTACTGGAGTGCAGAATGCAGATACTAATGCTCACTTACTATTCAGTAGTAATTATATGCAGGTAGATGGTAGATTTACAGACCAGATTACTGGTACTGACCCAGTCAGAATGAAGTATAAGTCTACCCCTCATGCTGTATTGGCACTTAATTATACTTCTGATAGATGCCCAAAGATGTTGCCAACATTAAAGGATAGTGATAGTTCTTATGGTACTGACCCAGAAACTTGGAATATTAACTATCAAGCTTTCATGGTTGGGGACTCTAATAAATTCTATTGGGAGCCTAAGAGAGTATCTAATAGAACCTATCAGGATATATTAACTATGTATTTCTCAGGAATAAATGGCTCTATGAATGGATTGGGTCCTGAATATGGCTGGTTATGGTTAGGAGAGATATACAATGATAATGTCCTTAATAGATTTGGTGGACAGACAGAAGAAGCATTTGAAAATAACCAATGGGTACCATGTGGAGATGCTGTATCACTTACTGATAGCAAAGGCATGGTTAAAAGCTATGTGGAAATAAAATGGGTAGAAGGAGATACATATTACCAAAGGTATGACCACTTAAAAACTTACCCATTTACTCTTGAAGACCAGAATGCTATAACAGATATTATATCATTTATGTGTGAAACAAGAGTGAATATTGATGGTAGATATGATAGAAATAGAGGACAAACCAGTAATTTTGCTGTAACTCCAACAAACTTCAATTTGATAAATGATGTTTATAGTCAGCAAAATAACTTCTTCAATTATAGGACAATCAACCCAAGTAAGTTAAATCTGGATAACTTTCATAACTCAATTACTTGGACTAAGACTAAGACTGTTGGAGAATTAGTAGATACTTGGACTAATATAACATTAGCCTCTGTCCTTGACCTTGATGGTGATAAAGGGGATGTTAGAGCAATAAGAAGATTTAATAATAATCTTATTGCATTCCAAGATAGAGGAATCAGCCAGATTTTGTATAATGAAAGTATGCAGGTTGCATCTACTGAAGGAGTCCCTATTGAGATTGCTAATAGTGGAAAAGTAACTGGTAAAAGATACTTGACTGATAAAATAGGATGTGCCAATAAGTGGTCAATGTGTGAGACCTCTAATGGTATCTATTTCATAGATGACACAACTAAAGGTATATTCCTATTTAATGGTAAGTTATATAACTTATCTGATAGATTGGGATTCCACTCATGGATTAATAGCAGGTCTACTGCAATTAATATATGGAATCCAAAAGACTTCAATGGGTTTGTTACTTACTATGATAAAGTCAATGGAGATGTATTCTTTATATCAAGAGATGAGTGTCTTGCTTTCTCTGAGCCTCTTGGTCAGTTTACTTCTTTCTATAGTTATGAGCACTTACCTTACTTTGTAAATCTTGAGGATAGAGGTATTGCTATTAACAAAGATAGTGGAGGTACAACATATAAAGTATGGCTACATAATGAAGGAGATTACAATATGTTCTTCAATAGATATTGCCCATTCTATACTACAGTTATAGCTAACCCAGACATGGCTGTAGATAAGATATTCAATAATCTTGAGTTCAGGGCAGATTCTTGGAAAGGCACAACTCTATTGAATACTACATTTGATACTCTGACTACATGGAATGAGTACCAGACAGGAACTTCAACTCTTAATAATATACTTGGAAGACCTTCTGAGTTAAAGAAGAAGTTCAGAGTATGGAGAGCTAATATACCAAGAGCAAGTAGTAATGGTAGAGATAGAATGAGGAATCCTTGGCTATATGTCAAGTTATCAATGGAAGGGGAGAATACAAATAAAACTATCCTTCATGACATGATAGTTCATTATTTTGAGTAATCCATTTAAGGGCGAGTAAATAAATTCATTTACTTGCCCTTACTTTTTTAGATAGTTACTTGGTTTACTTGGAAATTTTACTTATCTTTGTAACCAAATTAATAAGATATGGCTAAGAAAAAGATTATAAGAAAGTCTAATAGAACTCTTAATCTCTTTGCAGATGGTGGAGACACTAAACAGACTTGGGGTCAGCAGGCTAAGTCCTCAGCTCAAAGTGCTTTCAGTGGTCAGAATTTAGGAAGTACCATTGGAGGAATAGGTTCAGCAGTAGGCACAATAGTAAATGCTGGCATTCAAAATGCCCAAATAGCTGACACCTCTGACCTTGAAGGAGAAATAAAGCAAGCACAGACATACACAGTACAAGCCAATAACAATGATGACCTGATGAGTGAATGGGGAATGTTTTCCCCAATGGAGAATGTATCTTGGAAAGATATTAGAGGAGGAAGCACTGGTCAGAGAATTGGTAATACTATTGGTGCAGCAGGTTCAGGTGCAGCAGCAGGTGCTTCTGTTGGTGGACCTATTGGTGCTATTGTAGGTGGTGTAGTTGGCTTAGGTAGTGCCATTGGTGGTTGGCTTGGTGGTAATAGAAAAGCTAAGAAAAAGGCTAAGAAGTTTAATAAGCAGATAGATGCAGCTAATGAAAAGAATATGGTTGCATTGGAAGATAAGGCTGGGAATATTGATACACAAAATGACCTTAATATGCTTGCTAACTTCTCTGCTTATGGAGGTCCTATAAATATCTTTGGTAGTGGAGCTATTGATTATGAACTTGCCAAAGAGGACTTATATAACAAACAATTAAGTGCTATGAGTAAATATAAGATGTCTTCAATGCCCAACTCATTTGAGACACCAGAGCTTGCTGTATTTGCCAAAGGAGGAAAGATACATATCAAGAAGGCTAATAGAGGTAAGTTCACTGACTATTGTGGTGGTAAGGTTACTTCTGAATGTATAGCAAGAGGCAAGAGAAGCAGTAGTCCTACTATAAGGAAGAGAGCTACTTTTGCTGCTAATGCAAGGAAGTGGAAACATGAGGACGGCGGGCCCTTAGATAGTCTTGTGGCTGATATAAACAGAAGAAGTAATGCTGATTTTGTTAAGAGACTTCAAGACCCCAATAGAGATTATATACAAGATTGGGCTACAGATAATATAGCCACTCACAAGTTAAGTTGGGCAACAGATGATAATGGAGCTATAGTGTTTCCTAATGTGCAAAGAATAAATGGGAAGCTATATGATTTTACTGACCCTGCGAATAAGAGAGGAGAGTGGGATGCTTTAGATAGTGCTATTGAGAGAGGAGATACTTTAAGAATGACTCCCTCACAGGCTAAGGAATTTACAGAAACTTATAAGAAATATTATCCAAAAGGTAAAACTTTTAGAGCAGAGGGAGGACCTCTATTCACTCATGGTGGTATATGGGATAATGGACTGACTTATATAAATGAAGGGGGTTCTCATGAAGAAAATCCTTTTGAAGGGGTACAGATGGGGGTTGACCCACAAGGCATTCCTAACCTAGTAGAGGAAGGAGAGGTAGTATATAATGACTATGTATTCAGTAACAGGATGAAAGTACCTAAGGATGTCAAGAAAAGATTAAAGATAAGGGGTGATACATTTGCTGAAGCTGCTAAGGAATTAAGCAAGGAAAGTGAAGAAAGACCTAATGACCCTATTAGTAAGAGAGGATTGATAAGTGCAATGACAAGATTACAACAAGCTCAGGAACAAGTGAGAATGGAAGAGAACAGAGGAGGTAATAAGTATGCACATGGTGGTAAGATAGGCAGAAAGTATGATGGTGAGGGTGATGAACCTAATCTTCTTCAGTTCTATACTCCACAAGAAAGATGGTTAAGAACATTACAGAGACAAGGGGTTGTTCCTACTTATGAACTTCCTGCTTTCCAAAAGCCTTACAGTATGATGACTCCTGAAGAAAGAACAGCAAGTTTCAATCTTAAAGTTCCTTCTTTGGTTGATACAAGAACTCCTGCTGAGAGATGGATGGATGAAAATATTAAGCCTATTCAATTCAATCCACCTGCCATTACAGGTGACACAGGAAGTGATGCTGACACAGAAGACCCTGATACTAACTCTTCAAGACCAAGACAGAAGAGGGGAGCATCATGGTTGAGATATGCTCCAGTAGTAGGAGCAGGTCTTGGTGTATTGACTGATGCACTGGGATGGACTAATAGTCCTGACTATGGCAATGCTGACTTGGTAGGTAGTGCAGTGGATAATTTAACCAATGTAGAATTTACTCCTATTGGTAATTATTTAACTTATAGACCATTAGATAGAAACTATTATATAAACAAGCTGAATGCACAAGCAGGTGCAACAAGAAGAGCAATAGTAAATCAATCAGGTGGTAACAGAGCTACTGCATTAGCAGGTTTATTGGCAGCAGACTATAATGCTCAAAGTGCATTGGGAGACCTTGCAAGACAGGCTGAAGAATACAATTTCAATCAAAGAAAAGATGTTGAGACATTCAACAGAGGAACTAATCAGTTTAATTCTGAGATGGGTCTTAAAGCAAGTATAGCTAATCAGGCAAATGATAAATTGAGATTGCAGGCAAGAACCACACAGGCTCAATTAAGAGACCAAGTTGATGCAAGGGCTTCTGCTGGTAGAGCAGCTAATCTTACTAATTTATTTGATTCACTTGGTGAGATAGGTAGAGAGGAGTTTAGTAGAAATATGATTCAAACAAACCCTGCACTCTACTATTCTATTGACAGTAGTGGCAGAATAACCTACAAGAATGGCTATGAAGATTTAAGTGAGGCTGAGAAGAAGGTAGTAAGGGATGCTGCTAATAAAGCTAAGGGAAAGAAGAAAGCTAAGGGAGGTTATTTAACTATAAGAAAAGGTAAGTAATATGGCAGCAAATTATATTGTAATAAATAGTAAATTCAAGCCTTTCTCTTATGCAGAGATGCTTCAGCCAGTACAAATGGCTACATTAGCACATCAGGAAGTTGAGAATGAATATGCTGAGTTGGCAACTAAGGCTAATGTATGGGATGAAATGGCTAATGAGCAGACTGACCCTTATGCTTACAAGATGTACAAGACATACTCAAATGACCTTGAGGAACAGGCTGGTCAATTAGCAAGAGAGGGTCTTACTCCTGCAAGTAGACAGAATATGCTGAGGATGAAGCAAAGATACTCAAGTGATATAGTCCCTATAGAACAGGCATATAAGAGAAGACAGGAATTGATTGATGAGCAAAGAAAGTTGTTGGCACAAGATAACACACTTATGTTTGATAGGAATGCCTCTATGCTCAGTCTTGATGATTTGATTAAGAATCCTCAACTTACTTATCAGTCATATTCAGGAGCTACACTTGCGAAACAAGTGGGTACTGCTGCTCAAAGCTTGGCTAAGGAAATGAGAGATAATCCAAGAAAGTGGAGAACTATTCTTGGTAATCAGTACTTTGAAACTATCATGCAGAAGGGATATAGACCTGAAGAGATTATTCAGGTATTACAGAATGACCCAAATGCTTCTTCTGTATTGAAAGGTATAGTAGAGGATGCAGTGGGAAGCTCAAATATTGCAAGCTGGGGAGATGCAAACACTCTTAATAGAGCTTATGAATATGCAAGACAAGGACTATGGAATGCAGTAGGAGAGACTCAATATCAGATACAGTCTAATAAGGCTTATGACTATGCAATGCAAGACCAACTTGCAAGAAATAAAGAGACAAGAGCCAGAGCTGCAAAAGAGGCAGAAGAGAAAGCAAGACTCTATTATAGAGCTGTTCCTAAGACTACTGTAGATGGGGACAAGAAGACTACTCAAATGAATGCTGACCTGCAAGTATTAAGAGAGGTACTGGCTAATCCAGCTTTACTTGACCAAGCATCTACAAGGACAGTAAGAGAGCCTCACTTGATAAATCCTGACCCAATGACTAATTTCTGGATAGACACTGGTACAGGACCTACAAGGCAGGAAACATACTATCCTTACAGAGAAAAATTAACTGAGTTATCAAAAAGATATGGAAATGTAAGTTATACTCTGACAGATGGTGTATTGACAGGAGGTAATCTTGGAGAGCTTGCCCAAAAACTTGAAAATGATATTAGAAGTAGTGCAGTAAGAGCTTTTTCCTATAAGCCTAATATCACTCAGAGTGACTTGATAACTCAGGTATTGAAAGAGAATACAAGGTCATATTATAGAAGGTCTAATAGCACTGGTCTATGGGAACTTGATGATAATAAGAAGGG